TTACCCTGTATTGAGACAAATATGTTCTTAAGTTCTTTTTTAATGTTGTTGAAGCTGATGAAAATTGTGATAAGGCATTTTGTGAAATTACCCATAAATTTAAAGTTTCAACTGTGGAAACTTGATTATCTGTTAATTTAGGTTGTTCTATATAAGCTTTAGCTACTGAGCCAAATTTAGAAGGCATACTTAAAGACCTAACTAAGTAATCTTCTGCTGTAACTGATCTCTGTTGAGATGCAGCTGTGGCTAATGTGTTTTGTCTTATTTCTTCTATTGTATCACCAGCATTTCCACCATCAGCAGCATTTGGGTTAGTTACCGAAATGGAATCAAATATATAGTTTGAGGTAGTTCCATTTAGGTTAACAGAATTAAATTTAGTATTGGTAGTATCTAAAGTAGCTAAATCATTTGCAGCCACATTAGCACCAACACCACCTCCAGTTAGGTATCTTATTGTTAATGTGGTATTTGAAGGAGCAATACCATAAGTTCTGGTGTATAAGAAGTTTGTTGGTGAATAGGCTGTTGTTAGTTTATCTGCCTCAAATGGTAAACCTATACCTACATTATTGGGGTTTGGAGTTATTACTTCATCTTTATCAGCAACATTACCTGCACCAAATTGGATTTGTAAGTTTGTAGCTGAAGTAAAACGTGTTGCAAAACGTCTTTGTATTTTTTCTAATTGAAGTAAATAAGGAACTTCACCTGCATCCAATACATTGTTTGGGTCATTTGTATTAGTATTTTTTATATTTTTAAATACCATTTCTTGTCCTAGATGATCTACTTCATACCAAGTATTACCATCAGAATCAACAATATCTAAAATCCCTATAATATTACTAGCATTTATATCAATTGTAGTAAATTGTTCAGGATTACCAAATGAAAAGTTTTGAGATACTATTGTAGCAGATATAGCTTTTTTGGTTTTCTTTAATAAATAATATTGAGGAACATCCCCTGATGTTTGGTAAACTGTAGTTTCAGTTGGGTCTAAGGAACTAGATATAGAAAAATCACATTGATCTTCCATTAAGAAACTTATACTAGTGTTGGATAATGATTTTACTATACTATTTTCTCCAATAGTTAAAGCATAACTATAATCTGGTGTTACAGTAGAACCTACTGTTATAGCTGGTAATTGTTGGTATATGTCTATTGTTGCTTGAGCGGCTCCTGTTGCTTTAGGTTTGTAACCAAACATATAAGCTAACTCATATAAATTGTTTGTTTGTCTTGCAAATTGGGTGAAGTTTTCTTGAAGTTGATTATCCAAGTAAAATGCCATTACATCCCCTACATAAGCAGCCATTTCCATAAACATCATTCCTGGTGATGTTGGTGAAAAATCGTTATAAGTATTTGGGAAATACGTTTGAGAAAAATCGATTAATTTTTGCCTATAATCGGAAAAGTCTCTATTTAAATATTTTACGTCTCTATCTGTAGCCATTATACAAAGTCTATTTCTAATGTATCATTAATATTAGTGTTTATAACATTATAAGTTAAAATAACTGTTATGGTATTAAAATCTTCTTGTTTTGTTATTTCTAAGCTACCTATAAAGACATTAGGGAAAAATGTACCCAAATCCGAAGATATTCTTTCTTTAAGAAAATCTAAATTATCAGTTGCTATTTGTTCAAATACAAATGCTCTTAATCCCCCACCAAATGATGGGTTTAGTGGTCTTTCCCCTTGATTAGTTAAAAAATAGTTAATTAAATTATTCTTAATAGCCTCTTTAGTTGTATAATTTGGAAAAAATACTGCAGGGGCACTAAAAGGAAGATTAACCCCTACAGCAGCGCTTTTATCAAAATCAATTGGATATATTTGTTGAGCGTCAAAGGGCATATTTTATTTTTTTGTCATTAACCCCATTATTTGATCCATTCCTACATCTCCTTCAGGGAGTTGCCCATTTGGGGATGTTGTATCTATTGAACCTTGAGGTGCAAACTTTTTAACATCCTTACTTGTAAAATTCATAGACATTTCTTCTAAAATATTTTTATATTTTTCCCTAGAATCTAAGGATGGGGTAGGAGAAGTTACATCTATATTTTTACTCTCATTTAAGGGGGCAGCTTTAGGTGACTTAATAGCTTCTAATATTATTTCTTTTAATTCCTCTTGAATTGCCTCCTTTACGGATTGTTTTATTAATTTTTTTAATTCTGTTGATTTCATAATACTATGTTTTATATAAATATTAATTTATTCGGCTTTTAAATTGTTTTGTTGTATGTAAAATACTAATTCGTCTATTAAAATTTGGTCATTTGAACTATATGAATACTCTCCTAATAACACAATTACTCCTTCAGTGTTTTTAGCTGTTGCTCTTCTACGTTTAAGAGGTTTGTCTGTTACTTCAGTTTCAACTCCCATCTCAAACCCATTTACATTAGTTACTACTGGGGATAATTGATTGGATTGTTGGGTTGTACTATCTAAAAGTTCTTGTGATATTTGGGCTTGAGTTGCTATACCTGGGATTTCATTATCATCATAACTCCCTCCTAGGGCTGTACATTGTTCTGGTGTCATTTGTTGGGTTGTCCCATCGGGTAAGGTACAAGTAATTAAATCTCCACTCATTTCTTCAGCACAACCTTGAATTAAAGAATCCAATATGTTTAATAACGCTAAAACATTTTTAACACTATCAAGTAAAAAATCTAATTGAAAAGTTCCTGCACCTATTTTTCCCTTCAACACATCTATAAGATCTTCTAAAAGATTGATTAAGTCTTTTGCTATAAGAATAGGACCTACTGGTATTGGGGAGGCAAAGGTTGATGGGATAAATGATACTCCAGCTACAAAGGCTTTAGAGGATTTAGTAGTAATTTTAGATGCATCTATTATTTTAGGGGGTATTTTTAAAAACTTAGTAATTGATTCCACCCCCTTAAAAATATTATTTAGTTGTTTCGTTAGTTTATTTTTTTTATCTATAAGTTTATTCAATTCATCTATACTAGCAGGACAAGTAGGATTCATATCCTTGAACTGTGTCAATCCCTTTTTCTTCAATTCTGCTAATTTTGAAACACCAAAGGCTGCTATTAAAGTTAATATTGCTGGTATTAATTTAGTTTTTATAGTATTAGATAATTTAGTTACTAGTGTTGAAATAAAATCCTTAGGGTTAAAATCTTTTATTTTTTGAAGACCCGAAGAGTCAATTGCTTGTTCCTCTAAAATATCTTCTTCAACACTTACTTTAGTGGTTTGAAGTTTAATAACATTAATATCATCTCTAATACCCCCACTTTGGGTTTTAATTGGGATTGTTTTAATTTCATAATCTTTTAAACTAATAATCAAATTTAAATCTTTTTCTTTTGTATATTCTCCTTTAATGGTGAAACTTCCTCTAGGATTTGTAGTTGTTTCGACATCATATGAATCTTTTACCTTCACCCCAGAAAGTTTATCTTGGTTTTGGGAATTAACAACTTTACCTTTAAATTTATAAGGTATAAAATTTGAATGGGGGGGAGGGGGAGGAGGTAATATTTCTTCTTCAATATCTGTATCCAAGGATTGGGCAGCTTTGGCAGCTAGTGAAGAAAATGGGGTTAAAGCAGAAGATTCATTTGTATAAAGGATAGTATCATCTTTGGTTCCTGTAGTTATTCTTTTGAGGGGGGTGGTTTCAAATGTAACTATAGTTCCATCCTTTAAAAGGTATGTAGGGGTAGTAGCCATTATTCAGTTTTACTTACTGTGGATTTATAAGATTCAATTTGTCCCACAAAAGTTCCAATTTTAGCAATTAAATCATTAGCTGTAACTATTTCAGGAGCATTGGGTACGGAAACCCCTACAGGCCAAACTGTGCTTGCTGCTAAAGCAGCACATAAAGCATTTAATGAAGTCATTATAGCATTTAAATTAGTTAAAAACTTATTTCCTAATATTAAAGGTTCAGTAGCATTACTACCTAGTTTTATATCTGGGGCATCTACAATATAATTTTTAGTTGAAAAATTTAAAGATGAATTAGAACCTAAAAATACAGAATCCTTAGCACTAATTAAAACATGGTCTTTTTTAGCATTAAAAACTAATCTATCTGAATTTATAATAACTTGGGGTTCTACATATTGATCAGGAGTAGTAGGGGGTGTACTATATGAATCATAATTTGAATTTTTAACCTCTAATGGGATTTGTTGGTTAGATGTAGCATAAATTGATGATAAATCCTTATTTATATCTTCTACTATAGGAACCCAACCTGTTTCTGTTGAATCTGGATCTTGACCATTTCTTATAATTGTAATGGGATTACCATTTTCTCCATTAATAGACCAATTGTTTAG